CCTTCGGCGTACATAGATACCTCGTTCGGATCATCCTTGCGTTTGATCGTACGTTTCTTTGGCATCTTGGAGGGGGCAATCGCCCCCATACCCCGAGACGGTCGCACTTAGCAACCCTTCATCTTTATCATCGTGCCTTTGGTTTTGCCACGGGACTCAATCCCACCGCCCTTGGCAAACTTGACTACACCGCCGGTCGCCATCTTGATGACTGTGCCTTTGGTCTTGCCACGGGACTCGATACCGCCGCCCTTGGCGTACTTAGCCATGCCACCACCCATCATTTTTTTCTGCATAAACGCGGGTTTGCCGTCTTTCATTGGCATGCCACCCTTTTTCATCGCACCCATCTCAGCAGCTTCATGTTTGATCATGGACTTGGGAGCGCCCTTCTTTTTCATAAAGTTCATTTCCTTGCCAACCATAGCCTTTGATTCTTTCATCACGCCTCCTTGGGCAAACCGTTTGACGTTACCGCCTTTTTTCATGTTGGTCAGTTTGTAGCGTTGTTCCAAAGACATGTTTTCATAACCACGTGGGTTGGCTTCACCCTTTTGCATTGAAGCACGAGCACGAGCACGAGCACTTTTGGCTCCAGCACCAAGCGCAGCACGAGCACCAGCACCAACACCAGTAAGAGCAACACCTTTAATACCGCGCCCAAAAGGTGTTAAGGCAGCAAGGGTAGCCAAACGGTCAGTAACTTCTTGTTTTTGCTCATCCGTCGTATCAGCTGATTTCTTTGCCAGACGGCTCAGTTGCCCACGGGGGGTGGTGGGGGTCATACCATACGCCGCACCGGTTTGAGGGGTGTCTTCCATAAGTGGTGCTGCTCGCCCAGCCGCAACACGCTCAACAGCCGGTGCACGTGCCATCTCCGCCATCTCAGAGCGGGTGGGACCGGGGCGAACAGCAGGACGAGCAGCAGGACGAGCAACAGCACGGGGGGCAGGACGTGCAACAGGAGTATCAGAAGACTCGGAGGAATCGCTGTCGCCACCCCGATTAACGTACGCCATTGCCCGAGCACGGGTCTCATCATCAATGTTGGCGTTTTGTCCTTCCCTAACCCCACCACCGTCTTCGTACCGTTTGATTTTGCCGCCCTTTTTCATGCCAGCAAACTTTGTCAATTTTTTGAAAGGCATATCCATTGCTCCGTGTTTAGTGTCTGGCTTGTTGACTTTGGCCAGCGCACCGCCAGCCGCAAACTTCTTACCTTTGTCAGCGGCAGCATAGTCTTTGCCAACTGATTGAGAAACGCCCACCTTCTTGGCAAACGCTGGGTTGTTGGCTATTGCCGCCATGAAGTTGTGCTGCTTGGCTGATTTGCTAGGCACGAGTCTTACCCCGCTGCGCTATACCATCAGCACGTTTGGATGCAGAAACAGAGCCGCCTTTTTTGAGCATCTTGCCCATTTCGGTTTTGGTCGTAGGCGCGTTTTTCTCAGCCTCATTCCGTTTTTGCTCGTTGTACTGGTCAATCATTTCTTGTTCGCCAATGGTTGGTGGATTGATAAACCCACGCCCACCACCAGCTTTAGGCGCTTTTGTATTGCCTACGTATGTGTATCCACCCGGGATGGATGGTTTTTCATATAGTATTTTATTACTTTTGGAAAGATAATCGCCTGTGCCACCAACAGCACGGGGGTCTTTTTTCCGGGCTTCACGTTCTTGTTGCGATTCATTTTTAGCCATGATTGCCTCAGCAGTTCCAAGCCCGGAGGCTTTTGTTGATCCGACTATTCGGGTCTTTCGCTGTCTTCTCGGAAGTCAGCTTCTTCTTCATACCGGTCATTCTGGCGCAGAACGAAGCTTTGCGCTTGCCACCTTCCGGCTGCGGACGCTTCAGCCCCGGCTTCCCCGGATTCGCTGCGTTGTAGGAGGCTCTGCCTTTGGCGTTCAAACCACCACTCTCGGCCTTGCCTTCTTTGCGTTGCCATGCAGGTGTCTTAGCCATTACGCAGCATCACTCATCGTTTGTTCAACCGGCTTAAACATCGGGTACAGAATCTCATTGCCAAAGTCGCTCTTGAACTCATGAATCCCCATGTGACCAAGTTTGATCGTCGGGTCAACCCAAGCTTCAAATCCAGCTTCCAGCGCACGATCACAGAACAGGAAGTCTTCGCCAATGTAGCCTTCGCGGGTAACTTTGAAATCAAAGAAGCTGTGCAGCATGGCTTCACTGACGTTGTCCCGGTGCTCCCACTCAGGGTGCATTTCGGCTAGTTTGACGAACACCTTCTTGTTGATCATCATGAACCCGGTTGCGATCCTGCGAGCTTTGACCAGACCGTGACCGTCCATCTCAATGTTGTCTTTGTCTCCTGCCAACGACAGGATGTAGACCTTGCCTTCTTTGCGCGACTCGTATGCACCAGCCACAATCGGTCTGGTTTGATTCCACGCCAACAGACGAAGAACCGATTCCGGCTCAAACGTCATGTCAGAGTCAATAAACATCAGGTGATCACAATCGGACTTCATGAACTCGTGAGCAATCATGTTCCGCGCACGGGTCACAACCGAACAGCCGCAGATGCTGCTGACCTGTATATGTATCCCATGCTCCAAAACCTGCTGGCCTAGCCGCATCAGCGACACTGCCATCTTCAAGCCTACCTTATGGTCATAAGCCGGTAGGCCAATCATCAACTTCTTGCCAACAAGATCAAACCCTTTTTGGTTTTGCACAAATCACCCGTAGAAAATGGTCACGCCAGTTTGGTTGGAAAGCTGCCCGTAGATACCATTGATACATACCATTCCCTCACCCGGAATTGGCATGCTTTGGTTTTGCGGAATACCTGAAGTCGTCAACGCAGCCGTATCCACCGACATCAGCCAACGTCCACCAGCATTTGAAAACGTGCAAGCAGTAGAACTAATCGTTCGGCTGTTGATATCAGTGATGGTAAATACGTTGGCGTTGGTAATGGTAACTGTGTAATTGCCATTGGTGGCGGAGTTAGTGCCATCCGAAGCAAACGTGATACCGATACGGTCGCCCGTTTTCAACCCGTGGTTGGCGCTAGTGACGGTAACCGTGAATCCCGACTGCGCATAGCCAGTCGCCGCTGCCGTAGGCGCAGCAGTCACATCCCACATGTTGATCGTACCAGCCGTCGCGGACGACGTGTACATGATCCCCTTGAGGCGGGAGCGGTAGTTGATAAAGAATCCGGAACTGTTTAAGTGTCCAGAATAGACATCTGTCTGCATGGTCAATCTCCTTGAGATTCAGTAAAGGGGGCCGAAGCCCCCCAAGAAGATTGATCAGCTGTACGGCGTGGCGACGGAGCCAGAACCGACGAACGAACCTTGCACACCCCACTTGTTGGCAGCAAATGGCGTCAACGTCAGACGGCTACCAGCAGCCTGTCCACCAGTGGTGGTGGCGTTAAGTGTAATGACCGTACCGGCAGTCGAGTTGAACGATGCAGTTGTCGTACCAGCCACAGAAATTTGGCCAACAAACGCATCACCGCTTGCGCAAGTAATAGTTTGTGCGGTAGAACCAGCAGAAGCGGCGGTAAAGATGAAGTTAAACGCTACACCAAGGTTGCTAAGGGTGTTTGGGTCAGAGCCGGGACCGGCAGAAGTCGGGTCAGTAGAGGCGTTGATGGCCGGGAGCGTGATTGCGCACGTAGCCGGAACCAACAAGATGTGGCCAGCGTGAGTGGCGACAGAAAGAGTGACGGTAGCGCCAAGGGTAAGAATGTTACCCGGGCCTTGCGTGTAGAAGCCGTTTAACGACCGTACCGGGCCGTCAAATGTGGAGATAGCCATTTGATATTCCTTGTGTAGTAGCACATGCCTGTACCGTCTCTACTAAGTCTGCTGGGGCAGTCTGTACAGGTCTAAAATCCCAGATATCTGAAGCATACACCAAAAACAAAAAACGGGGGGTTTTTACGCCCCCCGCCTGTGTTACGCGCCTTGTGAACCCCAGACGCCCAACGGATCAGACCAACCGAAGCTGTAACGCTCGCGGCTCTTGTAACGCACGTTGCCGGTGTCGAAGTCGCCGTCCATACTGTTAGACAGCGGGGTGCGGACGAAGTGCTTCAGACCATTCGGAACATCGGTCATCAGGAAGTAGCCATTGGTGTCAGTCAAGAAGTGATTGACGCTGTAGCCTTCCGGGATCGAGCCGTTGTTCTTCAGAGCGTTGATGTCGTTGTTGTTGGTGCTAACACGCAGCTCAGTCTCAAGTAGACGGGTTGCAACAAACATCAGGTTCGGCGGAACAATCAGCTTACGCGGCTTGGCGGCAATCAACAGACCACGTTCGTCAGTCCATCCGGCGATCTGAATAACGGCGGCTTCCAAGGAAGTCTCGTTCAGATCAGCCATCGTAGACTGCGTGTTGCTGTTAGTACCACCAGACACTAGCGGGTGGGCGGTCGAGAACAGAAGTTGGCCGTCGCCACCGGTATAGCCAGCGGTGAAGCCATTGTTCAGCGTCGCAGCGCCCTTAACCTGCTTGGTGTAAGCCATCGCACGAGCCAGACCCTTGGTATAACGAGCCGACAGGCTGTCATACAGGTTATCTTCAATCGCCTCTTCGGTGATCGAGAAACCAAGGGCAATGGTTTCGTGCTGGTAACGGGCAGTAAACGCTTCTTGAGCGTTGTCATACTGGATCGCGTTACCTTCATTTTTAACCGGCGCAGCAGAGAAACCGGACAGCTTGGTTTCTTCTTCAAACGAACGCTCGGAAGTCTCAGTTTCGTAGATTTCCTTGTGCTCTTCGCCATATTTAGCGTACTCC